TCCTAGAAGTTCCCGCCATCGGTGACGGAACTGTTTTGCCAAACTCGTAAAACTGGATTGTACCGCAGGGTCTGATCCCCCTGCAAATTGACCAGAATCACATCATTTAAGTCGTCCAGAATGGCAATGGGGCCTCCAGCGGGACCTCGTTCTCCCTGTTCGCCGCGTGGTCCCTGGATGCCTGGAATAGCCATGCGGATTTCAAGCGGTTGTTCAATGATTTCCACCTTGTTTCCATCACCGCTTACCGTGATGGAATTCTGCACATCATTGATCGTTAGGCTTTCACCATCACCCGTCAGGTTAATGTCCTGGTCGGTCTGGCTAACAGCCACCTGAAATGGTCGCTGAATTTGGGCTTGTGGGTTTGAGTCGGAATAATCGATCCTGTTCATCGTGTAACCTCGGGTTTCACCTTGAATTTACCTTCCACCAGGCGACGTACCACTCCATTAGGCGAGGTGAGCTCCAAATCATACACAAAGTCACCTGGAGCCAGTGTTGCTGTGGTGGTTGCCGGAACATTAAGAGTAATGGTTCCAGCCTGGCCTCCAAGGACGATCCGATTATTCAAGGTGGAAAGCTCCAAGGTGACGGTGGAAGAAGTCACCGTTGGTCGAACTTGCATTTGTGCCGAAAAACCAGTTAAATTAACCAGCAAACCGTTTCCATCTCGGAATGTCAGGTTTCTCTCCAGGGTGGCTCCCTGTTCGCAGATGATGTTGTAAATTGACGCTGGCATCACGAGGCCCTCGGATTGAAAAGCAGATTGAACCCGGAACCAGCCCCGGATTGAGCGACATCCGCATCGTACAGGTAAATGCCCCTGGTCGTATCCTTTGTCTCCTGGAGCTTGTCCCAAAAAGCTCTGTCTGGTCTGTATATCCTGTTCCAGCCAACAAATGCCAATTCTGTCTGCGATGCAGTAGTTATTTTGGTCTTGTTGTTGGCATCCACCACTTCTTTTGTCTTTGCCACTTTGTCATAAATAGGCATGATGGAAAATTTGTAAGTGATGTCAAAGAATTTGAAGCCATCCGTGGTAATTTTCTGTTGAACTGAAGCCCCATCAAAGCGAAGTGTTTCAGCAGGCCATACCGCCACTCCAAGGTTGAAAGATGATTTGTTTATTCTGCCAAGCAAGGAAGTGATGGCACTTATTGGCCTTCGTGCCACATAATGCCGCTGCAAGGTGTAATCAATGCGAGGGATGACCTTGGTTGAGTTAACATTTGCCAACAGTGCTGTGTTTGTATTGTATCCGTACTTAAATTCAAAATGATTCATCGGCAAGGTTAATTGCTGGGCTGAAAAATCAAAACTTTGAGATGCCAGTTCTATTTCTGATTTTTCGCTAGAATTGTCTCCGCTGGCATTTTCTTGTTCTTGCGGGGTGGATGCTTCTGGTGTTTTGTAAGTTACCGTCAACCGTGCCAATTCGTAATAGTTCAAGCTGGCCAGCATATATGAAGCATTGTTTTCTGTTTTCCCTGCTCCGTGAAACTTCCCCATCCCCTCCGTGTCTATGGATTCACAAAAGCACTGGGGCAGCCACGGGTCACGCTCAGGAAGCCTGCGGATGATTCTGCCGTTAATATATCTAGGGCCACCCAACATTTCATAGGACAAAGGCCCAACGGCTGCATACGGATACACATCGAGAACACGGGTCACCGTTAAGCCGTTTCGGGTGTAATTGGCTTTCCGACTAACCTCTGTGATAGTGCATTGGGTCGTTACTGCCATTATCTCACCGCCGGGATTTTGTCTTTGATTTGGACCAATGCCCCTGCCGCCACTTGAAGATTTTGATTCATTGCTTTCATTTCCCCAAGCTGGGCCTGCTCCACATTTTGCCCAGTATTAGAGGCAAACGCTTGTTGCAACCTGTCAAAAGTGTTTTGGAATCCTTCAAACGCCACTGTGCCTTTGATTTTGAATCCATCCCCTTTGCCTTGGTCTTTGATGCCAGTAAACATCCCGACCACGGCTTTGGCCAAACCTCTGGCCTTGATTGCGTTTTCTTCCACCTTCTTTTGAATCTCAGGCCCAGCAGCGGCTCCCACAAAATTGGCAATTTCCTTTCCAATCTCTTTGGCTTTTTGCTTGTTGTCTTCCAGTTTCATGGTCAAACGATCAAGCATTCCATCCATCTTTTTTTGCATAGCATCGGTATCAAAAATATCTGTATTTCCTTTCCCTAACTCTTTCATTTTCTTGGCGGTTTCTTCGTTAATGATTCCAAGTTTTTCCAGTACCCATGCAGCAGCTTTGGCCAGCTTGTTAATCATGCCCCACCACAACTCGCTGATCTTGTTTACTCCCACGGCAAACGCTTTAACAATCTGAAACACTAACGAAACAACTACAGCGACAAAATTTTTCCAACTGGAAAACATCCACTTGATGGCTCCACCCACGCTTTCCATAATCCCGCCCGTTGCGTCATTGAATGAGCCAAAAATGCCCTCGGCCACTTGCTTGATGTATCCCCAGACGGTTTTAAATCCTGTTAAAATCAAGTCTATGACCGGTTTCACGGCGTTGTCGTAGATAAACATAAACCCTTCAGATAATGCCTCTATGACCGTTTCCGCAGCAACCTGCAAATCCAGCCAAGCTTCCACCACGGCTGTCATCACACCTTGGAAAGTGGAGGCATCCTCAATGCTGGTGCCAAAAAACCCTGCGATCAATTCCCCCACATACGACACCGCATCGCTGATCGCATCCTTGGCCTCAGTCCAAAGGTCAATCAAACTTTCCACCAACGGTGCCATGTAAGTGTCGTAAGCTTCTTGAATGGCTGTCATCGCTTTTTCAAAGATACTGACGGCTTGATCCCAAGTGTCCATGAAGAAGGCAATAAAGTTAGCCAGTACATCTTCCCACGACTTGGTACCGTCAAATGCCCCAGCCAGATAGGCTCCAAGTCCGATAATCGCAGCCCCCACCAATCCAATTGGGCTGGTGATTGCGGCAATGGCTGCACCCAGAGTCGTGATTGCTGTGACTGCCACTGGGATTAAACCGACAAATGCGGTCAGGGCTGCGATAACAATACCCCACCTGGCAACCGAATCCTTCAATTCCCCTGATAGGCTGTTCCAGTAGCTGGTAAGCTTGTTCACCAGTTCCGTCGCCATGCGCACATAAGGGGCAAACATGTCACCCACGGTCCTGCTCAGGACCTCAAATGCCTTGCTAAGATGTTCCCCCTCGACAGTTCCTGACGAAGCAGACCGTACAAGCATGCCAACGGCCCCGCTAACCGCAGCCCCGGCAATCAAGGCGGTGGCCCCAACTTTTTTCATGCGTTCCGAAAACTTGTCCACAGCTCCACCAGCGCCCAGAAATGATTCTTTTATGTTTTTCAGACCGCCTATCACGGTGCCATACTTGGCGACATTGAAGGCCTTTTGCTCGGCCTTGGCCAGTCGGTTCTGTTCCCTCTCCAAGGCAATCTGCGCTCGCATCAACTGAGAAGTGGCTCCGCTGGCCAGTTGCATTTTGCTAACCTGCAAATCCATGGATTTGGCGGCTTGGTTGACTTTTTCATTTAAAGTGCTTTCAGAAGCGGCCAGACTTATGAATTCCCTGCTTCCGGCCTGAACTTTCTGAATCTGAAGCTGAAGCTGCTTATTGATGGTGTCGTTGAGTTTTTCGGACACCTTGGATTTTTCAATAAACTTGGAAAGACCTTCGTTTTTCCTAAACAAGTCGTCCATTTTTTTCTGGTTCTGAAACAGGGTATCTGCCGTAGCAATCCCCTTTTTCAAGACACTGTCATAAAGTTCCTTGAATTTTCCGGAGAGAACCATGACCGCCTTGTGGGCGTGTTCGCTGTTGGCAGCGGTTTCCTTGGTTTGCCGTTCGACTTCTTCCAGTCCCTTGGCGAAAAATTCGACATAGGATTCAGCCAGCTTTCCCATGCTTTCGCTCCTTTACCCGTTGAATTGCTTCAGCCAGCGTTAGTTCTTCCCGGTAAGTGGACAAAGCAGCTAACTGAGGCAAGGGCAGTTTGGAAATATCTTCGGCGGTATAACGGCCTTCTGATTTTTCCAGCAAATCTCGATACCATTTTGGCCTGTCTTGCTCTGCCCATGATTGCAAGAAGTCAGGCCAATCTAGTTTCCCTTGTTAGTCAGTTGCTCCATTCCACAAGCCACGGACAATTCTTCCATTACCGAAACAATGCTTTCTTGCTGATTCACTAATTCGTAACATTTCTCCAGTGTTAGTTCTGGATGGTTCTTTCGGGCTAACATCCAAAACAAAAATCCGCAACCATTTGCGGAAAGCATCTGGTCACGGAAAAAGATGGCATTGCCTTCTACCCCGCCATTGGCTTGCAACTTAACCGCTTCCGAAATTGCAGATTTTTGCAGTTCCTCTGGCATCCCCTTCAGGGATTCCATAATAGAAGCCAGCGGGCTTTTAAGCGTTTTGCGAAGGTGCTTGTGCAGGGTCGCAATCGTCTGATCGGTCACTTGATCAATCAGATAAGTTTTGCCAGCAATTGCAAAAGAACCCTGTGCCCCTGCCACCGCTTCGTTGGTTTTAGCGTTCTCGTCTTTGCTCATGATGTACTCCCTTTGGTATTACTAAGTCGGATCGGTTATTTGGCCGGTGCTTTTGAAGGTGCAGGCAAACTTGACCACATCCGCCACCGTGTTGGTCACGCTAACGCTTTCAATGCGAGCGTCCATGGAATAGAATTTGCCCGAATCGCCCACATAAAGCTTAAGAGTGACTTTTTTGCCGACCTCTATGGTTCCAGCCGTGTCAGCCCCGCTGTCTTGTGCGTTAGAAGAATTCAGCGTGGTTCCGTTATCAGGGATGTTGGCGGAATCCCACAAAGCGTTAAAAGTTCCGCTTCCTTCCGTGACGCTTGGAAAATATTCAGCGTAACCGTTGCTTCCAGAATTAGTGACTTCCACCAAGCGACTGGTCTTGGTCAGGTTCCAATCCAGAACAGCATAATCTGTAGACCCGGCAGTTACTTTTCCACCAGTTCCACGGACAAAAGTAGGTGTTGGCATGATTATCTCCTTTGCGAATTAATTGCCCAAAATCCAGAGAATATAGCTTAACGAAGAGTCTCCGGGATTCATAATTGGCAGAACATCCCCGGTACCCGGGGTAACCGTCCATCCAGGACCCAGGGCATCCAGCCAGAGTAGCCAGTTCCTTGTTTCCTGGTACACTTCCGCTCCGGTTCCACCAAATGGTCCCTGCCATGCGTTGGCTATCCCCTGGGGGCCAACCCGCAGTTTTTTGGTTGCATCTGCATCGACAATTGAAATCAGCAGAGCCTTAATGGTTCCAAAACTGGCGTTTCCTCCAAATGGATCGGTAAGAGAACCAGCCAGATCAAAGGTCTGGGTTGCCCCAGCAGCAATGTTCTGGTGCATGCGATGCCACCTGCTTGCTTGGCCGGGATTCGTTCCGTTGACAAAAGATGCTGACATGGATGGGAAAGACTGGTTCCCGGAGGAAAGGCTGTCCGTCACTACGGCCAGAGTGTCGTCCCGGGTCAATACACCTGATGCGGTCAGTGAAAAAGATGCGGCTAGGTTCATATGCTGGTTCTCCCTTGAGCCATTACATCCCAGCTATTTTTTGTCAGAAGAACATCTTCTGAATCCCTAAGGATATCCTGGAGTTCCAGATGGCTGGTGCTTGGCATAAATTCGAGCAATCTACCACTTTCAAAGGCGATGTCACCCTGGCAAAAGTCAAACGCCTCTCCCACCAGAGTGGCAATATTTTTGGCATTGGGTGCCCCTGGACCTCCTGCCGTGTAAATCGAAACTCGCACCTTGAAACGCATCAAAAAATCACCACTGGAAACAAAGGTTCTTGTTCCTTCTTCCACCTGGACGATGCCGTATGGGATGGCAGTGTCCTGGGGAGCCCTAGCAAACCAAAGGCCACCTGGAACCAAGGTTGCAACATTGGTCTGGGTACTCCATACGGCCTGCATGCCTTCCAAGGTCTGATGGATTAGTGTGTTCACGGGCTGTTCACCAGATCCCCGCCTGCCAGGGCTCCAAGTTGAGGTTCCAGATCGGTCAGGGTTTTCCGGAGGCCAAGCCGCTGTTTCTGGAATTCCAGGATCGGTCCATAAAAAGCGTTGGCCAGGTAACCCGCGCGGATCCTAAGGGTCTGTTCCACTTCGATGGGGCTGATGGGATCCCAGAGCACGCTGGCCTGCAGGAATCCTGTGCGTTTGGCGGGATATTCACCGGGCCTGGATGCGGGAGGAGCTGTCTTGGCTCCCAGTCTCTGCTGGTGCTGGTTTGCGAAGAATACCGCGGCTGCCAGCAAATTTTTGGCGATAGCCTTGCGGGCCTGATCGGTCACCTGCGCCGCGTTGTTACGGAACATGGCGGGCATCAGGCAATCCTTTCTAGGCTAAGCACCTGAAGGACATCCATGACATCCGGTGCAGTCCCGGAAACAATCTGGTAGGTGACCCCGTCCTGGTCGATGATGCGGTCGGTGGATTTCCACGCCAACCGTTTTCCGCAGTGGCATTCATAACGGGTTTTCACCTGTTTCTTGCCAAGCAAGTCCATGGATTCGGTACCGGTTTCCTGAATTCTCGCCGGCACGTGGCCAAGGACCAGAGAATAATTGCTGGCCACCCTCCCTCCGGCTGGGTCACGGGTGTTGGCAGGCCGGTAGAGACCGATATTCTGGCGCAGGTTCTCAGCCAGCACCAGATCCCGGCAGTTCAGGCGCCAGGTGGATCGGAGGTTGTTAAACTGGGTGTCCAGCACGGTCCATGTCCTTCCCGAGGAGTCCGTGATGAAATCGCTGGGGTTCGGAGTCACGCCCTCTGGCAATACCGCCTGAGGAATCAACCAGACCAAATCATGGCCCGTGAAAATCCCGGTGCGCTGGGTTGGAATGTCCTGGGCGGTGATGTTTCGCCGCTTGGCATCGGCAATCGGGTGGGTTTCCTCGTAGCCGCCGCTGTCCAGGATCAAGCCGTGGACCGTGTAGCTGATGGCTTCCCGGTTATCCCATATTTTGTAGTCCTCAGAATGATCCAGAGTGAAAGTCATTCATGCACCTATGCCACAGATTCAATCAAAACCAAATGCCCTGTTAAATTTCCAGCACTACTGGTTTCTATAATTAAGTCTTCATTAAAATTAGTTTGCAAATTTCCGATTAAACCTAAAGGTGAAATAGGACCAAAAGGAACGACAATAGATCCACTTGCTGCAATAGACATAGCACCAGAAATATCATTTGTTCCCGATTTCCATTTAAAAGTCATCGCTGTATCGGAAGTCAGCGTGTAACTTAAAACCCTAAAAAATCTACCCGCAACAAAAGGGTAAATTGTGGTATCACCAGATGTACTAATATCAATTGAAATATATCTCATGTCTTCATCCTCGTCACCTTCTGGAAAGGACCAGTGAGGGTTTGCTGCGCTCGTTGCAGGCCCTCCAAATTCTGGTTTAAGGCGGTCAGGTACGACTCGTGGGAATAGCTTTCACCATCCACGGTGTACGTGGGCTTGTAGCTGGAGGTCACCTCGACGATGCGCTGGGTGACCTGTTCGATGGCTATACGGATGTTTTCTGCTGGCGTTGGCATGGCGCAAGCTCCATCCATTCGATGTCTGGAGTCAGGATCTGGAACCGTTCCCGATACCTAGCCTCTGCCTCCGACTTGGTACTGGCCTCAACAAGCAAGCGGGGAAGCCCGTTGGCACGGACCTCCCACACTTGGCGAATTTCCGGTGGAACTCCCTTTTTCATGCCAACTCCTAGTTCTTGTTGCGGACAATGTGCCATGGGCTCCAAACGCTTGGGATGCCCCTTTCGTTGGCGAAATAGCTGGCCACGATTCCCTTGTCCAGCATCTCGTACTGGTTGGGGGCTGCCTGCTGCACATTGAGAGGGTAGTTCTGCATGTAGCGGAAGGATTTTCCACCCTGCATGATCCACCAGTAATCATCCGCATTTGCCTGGGACAGGTTCAACCCATCCGTATCCACACATCGCTGTTCAATCAGCGGGCTGGAAAGGATGGTGAACTGGCCGCTGTAGGGATTGCCCGGGGTTTGGCGAATCTGCAGGGTGCCTGCGGTTGCCTGGGTTGCCCCGGCTGCCACGCGGGTTTCGGTCAGGTTGGCCCCCAGGATCAACTGGGCCGTGGCCAGTCGGGCGGGGTTGACCAGGATCAAATTGGGCTGGATCAGCACACGTTTTCCAGTGCCAGGGTCCTTCATGCGTGCAAAACGCAGCATCGAGGCCTGGATGGAGGTCCAATCTACCATCGGGTTGCTGTGGTCATTCAGGTAACCAAGCGTTTCCGAGGTCTGGTAGGTGTTGTACGCCGTTCCATTGTATTTGAAGGAGTTGTTGACACCGATGATCGTGTCAATGACTTCCAGCTCTTTGCGATATGCCAGTTCCTCGCCCACACTGGCGGCAACATTCAGGATGTCGCCTGTCAGGTCGAAAAACACGGATTCCTTGAGCACGTCCACCGCGAGGGCGTTCTCCCGGGTTTCCGGGGTCTCAATCCATCGTTCGTTGAACTGCGCCCTAGTGTGGGGTTCTCCAGGGTTCCGCTTGCGCCCCTTGTCGCCAATGCGGTTGACGCCAATGACCTTCTGGCCGTTCAGCTTGGTGGCTTCCGCGGGGCAAATCTGGTCGGCAATCAGGGCTGGATTCTGGAAGGCTTCCAAAATCTTCACCTCGATCAGGCCGCCCACCACGCTGGTGAAGGCGTTGATGTTTGCAAAGGCAGTTGGGTCGATGCCGATGCCAGTGGCTTCCAGCAGGGCCCTGCTGTCATTGGGAAACCCGGATTCCACCAGGCTGCGTGCCGCAGTATAGCGGGACATGGCTGCGCCGTTGGCCGGGTCAAAGTGGTTGCGCCACTGTGGCCCGATGATGCCTTCGGCCAGTTCCTGGATGGAAAACTGTTCTGGCTTGAGCTTCTGCTCAGTCAGCTTGTGGTTGCCAGCAGGATCCCGGTTGGGATTGCCGGATTTATCGGTGAGCCCAAGGCCGTGCTTGATATCGTTGAGGAAAGCAAGCTTGCCCGCTGGGCTGTTTTTTCTGGACTCGTACAGGTCACGGATCTTTAAAATGTTTACCCGACTCATGTTCGGAATCTCCTTAAATTAGAATTTTTGACGTCCTGCCAGCCCGTAGAGCCGGCACAGCACTCTGGTCGTTGCCGCGGAATAGTACCCGACCACCACGCCGATGGCCTTGGCCGCGTCGGCCACCTCGACCACCTTTTTGTCCTCAATTGCACCGGCAGCGGAGGCACCGCTGGAAACCGCTCCCACCATGTCCCCGGGAAGGAAACTGGAGGACGAGGCGCAATCGGCCTCATAGATGCAGTCTGTGATGACCTCGACGTGCCCAGCGGCTGTCTGAACTGCCAGCCGGCTTTGGGTCGCCACGCCCACAAAGGCGTCATGCACCGTGGCCTGGTCCGTTGCAGCCGTGCCGGATCCGGTCATGGCAGACAGTGGTTTTACGGTGGAGGTGTTGGAATCCCAGTACAGGAAATCCCCCACGGAGATGACAGTCCCACCCGCCACTGGGTAGCGAACAAGTCTGAAATCTGCTGGTTTCGAAAAGTTTCCGCCGCCAAAAGTTGTACTCATTTTTGTGTCTCCTATCCTAGTTTTGCAGCCAGTTGTACAGGTCGGATTGCGCCGGGATCCTTGAGGATTTCCCCTCCGTCACCGGCACGCCCGAGCGAGGCTTGGAAGCCTTGCTGGCCTGGGCCAGCCTGCGGGCATGGCGTTCGATGGAGACCTTTCCAAGTCCCATCAGGTCGGTGAGCAGGTTTTTAGAAAGGGGTAATTGCAGGGATTCGCACAGCCTGCGGATCCAGGCTTCCTTCTTCATGCGCTGGATCTCTTCCTGAAGTTGGGCCACGCCCGGATTTTTGTGAACCTGGCGGGATTCCTTGACTTCCTTGTCATCCTCGTCCTTATCCTCTTCTTCCTCGTAGGAGTCGTCTTCCTCCTTGGTGACGTCGCTGGCGCTGCCTTCCTCGGCCTCGGAGGTTTCCTCCTCTTCCTGGGTAAAGTCGCCTTCCTCCATGGCTTCCTTGACCAGCTTGACGATGGCTTGCGCCTTTTCCTCGTCGGACAATTCGCCTTCCTTGAGGGCATCCAGAACCTTGGAGGCCAGGGAGTCTTTTTCCTCGTCCCCCTCCTCCTCGTTTTCGACCTTGTCATGGTCTTCCATGGATTTCTTTTCCTCTTCCTCACGAAGCTTGCGCTTGATGCCCTTGTTCATTTTTCCCTCCGATAAACTTGAAGTGGTTGCCGGGTCGGCAACCAGGTCCACATGTCGAACTTCCGTCACGCGATGCACCACGAATGTATCGCCGTCTTTTTCACCCTCGCCCTGTGCATTGTGGGAAAGGCCGAATGCCTCTGGCATCCGTTCTGCCGCCTCGGTCACCCTGGAGGCCATGGGATGGCTCTTGAGGTAAACCATGTCCCCGTACAACCCCTTGCCCTCGACGTAGCGGATGTTTTGCAGCTTCCCGAAACGGTCGTAGGCGGAGCGTTGTCCGGCCGGGTCATCCTCGGGGTGGTCGATGTTGACCTTGATGCCCTCGTAAAGTTTCTTGGCGGATTTGAGGGCCTCGGGTAAATATTTCCTGCCGTTGTCACTGTCAAAGCCAATGATTTTCACGCCGTAGATGATGCCGGCGGATTTGTCCACGCGGAGCGGATTGGCCCCGAGGGATGCTTCCAGTGCGAACAGACGATTTAACCTCATAAGCCGAGTATCAGAAATGACCCGGCAAAGTGTCAAACTGGCGCGTGATTATTTTTTGGACTTTTACTTTTTCTTTTTGGATTTTGGCGGGTCGGGAGGGAATCCATCCACATAACCGGCGGCCCTAAGGGTTTTGCGGAACTCTTTGGGAAGGTGATCCCATTGATCCTTCTCCAGGATCGATCTTGTGCGAATTAAAAGGTTCACATAATCGGGTGGATAAACCGGGTCCGGGTTAATGCCGTCCCGCCATCCCAGGGCTTCCAGCCGATCCTGGGATGCCTGGGATAACTGGCACCACCCTACCAGACCCATATGCGGGCACTGGTCCGATGGAGAGATTCCATCCACATAACCGGCTGCCTTGAGAGCAACCCTGAACTCCTCGGGAAGGTGATCCCATTGATCCTTCTCCATGGACGCACCGGATTGGGTCAGGCGTTCAATGTAGTCAGGCGGATAAACCGGGTCTGGGCGAATGCCATCGCGCCAGCCCAAAGCCGACAACCGCTCCCTTGCCTCTTGAGGAATCAAATCCCAGGTTGCTTTTCCCATATGCGGGGAGGTGCAAATCATGTCGCCTTCCTCCGCAACAAATCTGTTTTTTTTGGGTTTCCTTGTCATAAAAACGCTTCCCATGTTCCGTCAGGAAATTGAACCCCGGTAACTTTTAATTTCATTCCTCTTTGCAACAAAATTTCCTCTTCGCGGATATTGTTGTGTCCAGAGTTAATCCCTTTTTGCAAGCGCATTAATGCCGGAATGTAAATGCCTTTGACAGGGCTCACAATAGTTATTCTATACACCTTTTTGGATTTTCCTCCGAATTTACTGGCTACTTTTCGAGAAAGGGATGTGCTCATGAATCCCTTGTCTTTATCCGCCGGATTTACGCTGGCTGGAACAGATCTGAACAGCACTGTTCCGAGAGGTATTTCCATGGCGTGTTTTTTGTGAACTTTATCCAGTGCGTGTACTACCCTCAAGACAGCAGGGTTGTTTTTTTTATGACGAACCACATCATTCATGATTTCATGGTAGGGGCCGATGTACTTGCGAAGCGGCGGGGTTCCCTTAGAAGTGGATTTCAGCAACTGGTCCGATAATTTACTACTGTAAACAAAGTGCTGTGCGGCCGTTTTTACCGTGAGGGGCGGTTTGATTGCAGGGGTTTGGTTCCATCCTGGCTGGGGTAAAGAGGGCGGCACTGGCTGGGGCGGTGCTGGGAAATCCGGTGGTTTCTGTCCTCCTGCAGAGGGCGGAAGATAGCCATAGTTAGCCACCTGGCGTGTCAGTTCCTTCCTCTTGGAAATCAGCGCGGCGAATTTGTCCAGGCGCTGCTTGCGCTCGTCCGGAGTCTCCCGGTAAAGCTCGCGTTCGTCCAGCAGCCTGCCGGTGTCCGGCTCGACAAAATGCCCCCAGGTGATCTTGTGGTTGGGAAGAAGGGCGCGCATCATATTCATGCGCCTGGCTCCCACCACGCGTTTCTGGTCGTGTTCCGGGGCGCGCTCGAACCAGTCCGTGTAGACCGCCGGATTGGGAATGAGTTCATTCCGGGCGTTGGTGAATACCGCCTTGGCGGCAGGATCCTCCTCGATGTGCTTCTGGACTTCCAGCACTGGCGTAAGCCAGCAGCGGCAGTTATGCGCAACGGTGCCGTCTTCCTCCAGGGGAGGCCTGGGCATCTTTTCGAGGCCAAGCTGTCCTGGTCCAGGTTTCTTGTAGTAGATGGTTCCGGATCGCGCGGCATGGTGGGGTCGTACCCTGGCATCCATGGTGGCGTGGATCTGGTAGCCAACCACCATGTCCCCCAGTTGCTCGTAGGCCTGCATCCGTGTCTCATGGGCGATGCGCATGGACTCATTGCGGGCGACCCGCCGGGCAGTGCTGGAGATACCCTGGACAAAAGGCCGGATCTGTCGGGATAATTCGGCGGGCGTGGCACCCGCGCTGAATCCGCTTGTCACCAGAGACGCCAGTTGTTCGGGGCTGGCCCTGCGAGTCTGCTGCTCCAGTCTTCCATCCCAGCTCATGCCATTGGTGGTTCCACGGACAATGGAGGCGACCTTGTCCTGGGGAATCTTCTTGAAGAGCGCATCCTGGATCTGGCTGCGCTCCTTGTTCTTGTTTTCCAGAACCGGCTTACGCTCAGTAAGGAGACCCAAGTACGCCACTGGAATGGTTTTCCCCAGCACGGTGGCCGCATCCTGGTAGGAGCTGGTGACCATGTCTTCCAGTCCGTCCGCCAGGCCGGAGCGGGCGTGATGCATCACTTGGGTCAGCAGGTGGTACAGTCGGTAGCGCTTGATCGTCAGGCTATCCTTGGACTTCAGGACGCTCTGGATCTGTACCCAGAGGGTTTCCAGCTTGCGATCTATACGCAATGTCACGTTATCGGCCACGGAAAGCTGTTTTTCCTGGTGGAGATTGAACTTGGCCGCAAGGGTGGAATTGAGCGCGGAGCGCATCAGAATCCCAAGCCTCCGTCGGGTTCCTTGTCCTGTTCCTGATTGTCTGTGGCTTCATCTGGAAGCTGCAGGATGCCATCGCCCTGAGAAGAGGCAAGCTCCTGCTGGTTGGCTTCTTCTTGGTCCCAGTCCAGTCCCAGTTCCTGGGCGATAGTCTGCCTGCTCTTGATGCCGAGGGTGGAGTAAATCTGGTTGGCGGAGGCCTCAGCGGACTTGTCCCGAGTTTCGACCGAGGGTGCCTGTGCCTGGATGTCCAGAAGGTTGAGTACATTTGGGGGAAGCACCCCGGCGCTGGAGGCAGCTTCCACGGCGGAGCGGATCACGCGCAGGAAATGGTTTTTGTAAAACTCCTGCAAGCGGACACAGTGACGGGTGAAGGGGGCTTCCGCCGTGAGGCTGGATGCATAGTTCCCGTTGCTGGAGTCGCTGGACACAAGCCATTCCGGGGCATTGTGCCTGTTGCCAGCCGAACGCAGGAGCCCCTGCATGACCTCGAGGTGAGCGGCGCTGTTGGCTGCGGCCGGTGGCGGGATGTAATTCATGCCTTTGGGAATATCGAGAAAGCTGCCCGGCTCGATGCGCTGGAAATCGGTCTGCCTGCCGGTGGCCATGTTGGGTGCGGAGTAGTCCACGCCGCTCTGGATGAAATCCTGAACCTGGTCCACGGTGGTGCTTTCGTGCTGGCGGACTGCAGCAATAGCGGCCTGGACTGCGGCACCCTCGCCCAAGTTGCGCCGCAACTTGCCAGCCTGCGTGAAGGCATCAAGCGTGTCGTAGGCAAAATCACTCATGCCCCGTTTGATGGAGCGTTTCACGTTGCACTTGATGTGGACGATGTTTTTTGTGTCCACTATTTCGCCAACGGTGGGCTCGGGGTCCTTCTGGCCACCAGCAGCCCGGTAGTCGACATGGTAGGCCTTGATGGCGAAAACATCGTCCGGGTCGGTCTGGATGCCATAGGACCACTCCAGGATGTCGGCACCGGGGGGCTGGTATATTTGCTCGGGCTCCACGGTGCGGATCACCAGGCGCCCGTCCTCCTGGGCAAACAGGCGCACAAAGGCCTCTCCGTCCTCCCTGCTGCGCCAGAACAGTTCCTGCTCCATTTCGCTCCAGCAGTTTTCCTCGCGGAAGATGTCGATAACCTGCTGCACGGCGGCCACAAGGGCGTCTTCCGCGCCGGAGGAGGGCTTGGCGGCAACCCGATAGGTGTAGCCGGTGCCAATGACGTAGGAGCAGAGTCCGTTGAGGAGTCCCTGGGCATTCGGGTTGGTGGTGACGCAGAAACGTGCCTGGGCGCGCAGGATGGCAAGCTGGGACTCGCTGACCCAGAAGGGGTAGTTGGAGCCATAGCGGCGGTCGGTGGGCTGGGTGACCGGATAGGTGCCGCTGAAGCCGTCGCGGTAGCGGTCGAGTAGGTCGCCATAGCCAGTCATCCAGAAATCCTGGGATACGGAATTTTCGACCAGTTTTTTGGCCCGTTCGAGGCGACGCAGCTTGATCTGCTCCTCCAGTTCCTCGCGCTGCTGCCGGGTGGTCTGTCTGGGTGCTGGGAAGCCAAAAAGGTTCCACCAGCGTTTCTGGTTGCTCATGTTATGATTCTCCTGAAAGCCTGTGTCTTGCGTCCATTCCACATGTCGATCATAACCCTGAGGGCCATTTCGAGCGAATCGGGGCCGTCATCGTGCGCGGCAACGGGGAAGTCGCGCAATTGCTCGACAAGCAGCTTGGTGCCAGGGGAGGCGGCCTTGAATCGAAAAAGTTTCTGGCCGAGGTAGGGTCCCAACCTGCGGATACGCACGGCCTTGTTGATGGTGTTGTGAACCTGTACCACCGGGACGGGAAAACCGGCCTCGATGGCTTTTTTCTGGAGCTGCACCGCCAGAAGCTCTTGAAACTGGTTGCTTTCAAAGGCGATGGCATCGGCGCGAAAGTCCCCCTGTGCCTCCAGGGTGGAGTCCACGATGGCCTCGGAGGATCTGCGGGCGAGGTCGGCCTCGACAAACAGTTTGCCATCGGTGGCCCGTCCGAGTCGGACAATGGCGGAATAGTCGCCATGCCTTGACGAGGAACCCTTGGAGGGATCGACTCCGATGACCCTGGTCTGGATGGAGGCGGGCCATTCGTCAAACCAGATATCTTCGGCAAAGTAGCTTTCGGGCCATTCAACACCGCCGCCGGCGCGCGGGCGCTGCTGGTACAGTGCGGCCCACTCGTAATCGCCAATGCTGGCGCGCATCTGCTCCAGCTTGCGGATGGGAAAAAGATCCTCCCAGAGGGCTTCTCCCTCGCTGCGCGGGTCGTAGGCTGGTCGGTGGTGCTCGGCGATTGCTGGCAGCTCAATGACCTGCCACTGGTCTGCCCTGGTGTCATCCCTTGCCAGGGTAATGAGTTTGCCCGCAAGGTCCTCAGCGTGCCAGCGGGTCATGACGACAAGGATGCGGGCATCCTGCTGCTGGCGGGTGTAGAGGGTCGAGGTGTACCAGTCCCAGATGTTCTGGCGGATGGTGGGGGAGTCGGCCTCCTCGCGGTTCTTGATGGGATCGTCGATGATGAGCCAGTGTGCGCCCATGCCGGTGATGCCACCTCCGACACCCGAGCTGCGGTAGCACCCCTTGTGCCCGACGACCTCGAAGACATCGGAGTTGCGCAGGTAAGACCCGGCCACGGTGCGGGAGTTGGAATCGTTGAGGCGTGTGTCCGGAAACAGCTTCTGGTAGGCCTCGGAGTCGATGATGCGCTGGACATCCCGGTTAAGGCGGCTGGCCAAATCGGCGGAGTAACTGGTGGCGATGATGGAAGTGTCGGGGAGATTGCCCAGGATCCAGGCGGGTAGCCTGCGGGAAACCAGCTCGGACTTGCCGTGGCGGGGTGGCACGCTGATGATGAGACGGCGGCTGTCGGCGTGGACCATGTCGTGGATGGCCCGCGCAATGACCTGGTGGTGCCAGGAGGGGCGGTAGTCTGGCATGGTGTAGGAGGTGAAGTCAATCAGGCTGGATCGGGCCCGGCGACGGAGGGTGATTTCCCTGGCCGCCTGGGCTGCGTTCAGCGGCAATGATGGCTGCAAGCTCGTCATCGCTGAGGTCCTCCGCCCGGTGGTTCGTGGTGACATCGTGTTTCTGAGGGGCTTCCAGCCCCAGCAGTTTGTCAATGCGCTCCTGGGCGTGCAGGATGTCGCGGACGCTGGAGCCATCGCCGGCCACGATGGATTCGTAGAGCCTCAAGGATTCGATCCGGTGCTGCTCGCGGGTTCTTCCGGTGTCCTCCAGGAGGATTTTCCGCGCGCGAGCAAGATAATCCTCGCAGGCCCGGAATTCGACGTTGTAGCGTTTTTTGAGGATGCGCTTGATGTCGCACTTGTATAGGCGGCGGGAGAGTAGAAAGACGGTGAACTCGACGCGATCCCTCAGTTCCTCGGCGGAGGGCTTGACCGGCTTTTTTTTGGAGGGTCTTGGGCTGGTCATTTTCTGGCCCCAGTGCGGTGGTTGGGAACCCAATCCTCGGTCATAAAAATGGACTCGCCCCTTGAATGGCGCTGGATGTAGACCTCAAGGCGTTCCTGCGTGCCAGGCTGGGCGGTGGTGGGCTGCCCCTTGCGCCCTGGGCCACGGTACCATTCGGGCAACATGACGGAGCAGAGCCTGGCCCATTGGATGGCGTCCAGCTTCAGCTTGTCCGGGATGGACTCAAGTCGTTTCATCAGGGTCTTGACCGGTACGACCCGGCGGCGGCTGACAGTCATAGCGCACTCCATTGTTGCCTCCCATGTTTTCCCCGTCCGTGGGGATGGTATGCACCCGCACCTCAACGGTGGCGGGCTGGTCTTTGACTCTGGCTGTCAGGGCAGCCAGGCTGATTTGGCGCACGATGCGCGTGCTGTCATCCTCGATCAGGCCCAGTTGACAGAGAAGGTCCAGGATTGGCTTGGCGATGTTGTCCAAGTCGCGGTTGGTTCTCCAGCCTTTGCCTTCGGTGAGACGAATGTGAATGGCAACGGGTGGCAGTACGGTGCCCTGAAAGGGGATGGTGAGGGAGTGGCTTTCGATCCAGGCGAGGTATTTGGGGGCACGATGGACCCTACCCCTGGAGGATCTCCAGATGGCGTTGGCGGATGGTGGAGGATCCACGCAGATGGATGCGGAGTTGATGGACGCGCTGGGTTCGATGACGTGAGCCCGGTTGGCTGTGGGGCGCCGGTTAGATATTCTCGTCTCCGAGGATACCGCAGTATATATGCAAATAGCCCGCAATATCAACCAGATTATCGCGTTTGTGGGAGGCGGTCTCGCGGGCGAGTTTGAGGGCGATCATGCACAGGGCCACTTGTTGCGGCGTTATCTCCCTGCCCAGGAGGATACCCCACAGGGAGGAGATTTTGTCGAGGTTGTCGGCGGGATGGCCGTAGGATCGAGCCCGTTCGGCCACCAGGTGTTCGGCTTCGGTGAAGATCGTGTTCATGCGGTTCCCCTGGGGTAATGGTAAAGTGCCTACCAATTACTAACCAATTACTAAAACTTTTACAAATTAGTAGTTGGCGGGATTTTGCTGGATTATAGTTGAAAGGACTAATCCGGACGATGGGAGTGCACTCCTTCGTCGGGTTTAAGAAACGGGCCTTCAATATCTTGCGAATTTAATGATTCAACCACTTTTTTCCCGAATTCCTTGATTTGTTTTTTTGAGACCAGGCAATTGTCAT